GTCAAGTACGCTCTGGACGATGATTGTCAAAGGCGAGCTGTTGTCGTTGCGGTTGGATGCCGCGATTGCGTTATGCAATCCGCCAGCCGCGCTGTCTCCATAATCAACGTTGCCAGTACCAACGCCGTTCGCAATGGTGTTCGTCACGCCGCCAAGCGTCCGCTCAAGGTTTCCTTCCTCATCGGAAATACCCTTGGTCAAGCTCTGCATGATGAGACGACCATTGCCCCGGAGCAGGTTCTTGTCTTTCTCAGGCGGACCCTTCCACTCTGGAATCATGTCGGTCACGCTTGTGAGTAGATTCGCGAGCGGTGCAAGACCCTCTGAAATGCCTTCCATCAATCCGGCAATAAGCTCGAAGCCTGCTGCAAGCAGCCACGTGCCCGCCCCAGCAAACGCATTCACGATAGCCTCGACAAGCATCGTGCTTGCCTTCACGAAAAGCGGAACACCGTACTCGATGATTCCGTTCGCCGCATAGCCCAGTAGCGTGATGATTGCATTGAGTAGACCCTCAAGTACGCCGGGCTGAGCAAGAATCTGGAACAGACCCGTAACAAGCTGCATCAGTCCGTCAGCGACCAAGTCGATGTTGTCGACAAGCGCTTGCGCCACTGCAAGAAGCAGGGTGACGACAGCCTGAATCAATCCCGGAGCCAACGAGTTGAGCAACGAGATGAGCTGTTCGAGAATCTGCGGCCCGTTGTTCACGAAGAAATTGCTCAAATTGGTGAGCACTCGCTCCGCAACAGGGGCGATATTCGTGACGACAGCCTCGAAAGACTCCATGAGCTGGTCGGCCAAAGCACCAACGTCAGCGTCCGGGTTAGCAAGGCCGGTCAGGAAGTTCTCCCACGATGCTTTCATCATCGCGATGGAACCCTGAATCGTGGTAGCAGCCTCTTTCGAGGATGTACCAGTGATACTCATCTCTTCCTGAACCTTGTGGATTGCGGTGATGATGTCAGCGAATGTGACACCCTCAAGGCTTTCATCCACAGTGCGGCCAAGCGTGCCTGCATCATTGATGAGACGCGCCATTTCGCTGGCCGTGCCGCCATACCCGAGCTTCAGGTTGTCCAGCATCTCGTAGTTCTTCTTGGCGAAGCCCTTGTACGCATTCTGTACGTCCTCGGCGTTGGAACCCATCATGTTCCAGTTATCAGCCATGTCTGAGATAGCCATGTCGGTCATCTCAGCGGCCGCATCTGTGTCTCCGCCGAGTGCGCTGATTAGGGACGCACTGAACGATGTGGACAGGTCGAGATATTGGTTTGCAGACATCTGCGCCGTCTTGAACGCATTTGCTGCATAACTCTCAACGATTGCCGCGCTATTTCCGAAAAGCTTCTCAACGCCACCGGTAAGCTGTTCGAACTCACCGTACGCCTGCACAGCCTTGGTGGTAATTCCGACGATTGCCGTTCCTGCGGCAGCAATTCCAGCGGCAGCAACCTTTCCGGCTGTTGCCACTTTGCTTCCGAATTTCGATGCTATCTGGGAGCCTGCCTTTGACGCCTTATCCTCGGCGTCATCAAGCCCCTTGTTGTACTCCTTGGTGTCGAGAGCAAGCTTTGCATAAAGGTCGAACAAATCCATGCGTTACGTCGCCCCCTTCACCTTCAGACCAGCGCGCTCGATAATGTCGGCGGCAATCTCATCACCGCTACGCTCATCAACCTTCGGTGGATTGATGACGTCGTAGTACCTCTGCTTTGCAAAGGTGCCTCCGCCGAAGCGGGCTGTGTTCTCGGAGATAATCCGCAGGGCGTCTGAGACGTACACGCGGTAGGTTTCCGCGTGCAAGTCTTCCAGCATCCGCGCCTTTGCGTATTCGAGGAAATGCTTCAGGCTATTGCCGCGAAAGTCGTTTAGATAGCAGAAGCAGCGACAGCTCCCTGCGCCGAAGTCGTAGCTGTTGCTCCCTCCGCAGACGTAAAAAAATCAGCGAACATCGGGTCGCCGACAAGGTCTGCGAGGTCGGCGATGAGCTTGCCCATAGTCAGCTCCTTCGCATACTCGTCAACCGGAGTCAGGTTGACGGCTGCGAGAATCGCCACCAAGTCGTCCTTGTGGTCGCGCATGAGCGGCGGAACGCCCGCTGCGAGGCGCTTAATTGCAACGGCGCGAACGTCGGTGCCCTTAGGCACGACCTGCTTCTTGAACAGAGCCATGGCCTTCTCATCGGCTGCAATGTTGGTGATAGGTACGATGCAGTCTGCAATGACGTCGAAAACGTCAGCGCCCTTGATATCAGAAAGTTTCATATGTCTATACCTCCGCAAATGTCTCAGAAAAGAGGAAGGGCAACAGCCTGATGGCCGTCACCCTTCCGTGTCTTCAGTGTTCTGTGTGTTTTCGTACGATTACTCTGCTGTGGGGCTTTCATCGGTCGCATCAGATGCAGCGGCTACCGCCTCATCGGCACCCGCCTTGATGTAAATCTCGAACGGAACCTTCGTCTGGTCTGCGATGCTATAGTGGCCCGTGAACTCAAACGACATCGTGCCCTTGCTCTTGTCAGCCGTCTTGAGCTTGAAGCCGCCGGTGGACAAAGCGTTGAACATGTGGATGGCGATAAAGCCACCGTTCACGTCGCCGTTCTTGCTGGAATAGTCACCGACAAGCCAGATATCCTTGAAGTCAGTGTCTGCGACATCATTACGAGGCGTAATCTTGTCGACCTTGCTCTCTTGCGTAGCGTCAGCCGCGCCGACCATCTGCTTAGCCGAGTCCTTCGTCACCGTGACGAAAGTGCCGGACATCTTAACCTCCCACGAGTCAAGCTTCTTCAGCTCCTTCGTGTTCTTGGGGCAGTTGTCGATATCCTCGCCAAAATCCGTGTAGGTTGGCGTAGCCTCAAACGAGATACCGCCGGAAGTCGCGGCGATAATGTCGCCAATCTCACCAGATGCAGGCGTGAACTCAGCCGAAAGTACGCCGGCATTCAACTGAATCTCGTCGAATGCGGTCTCTCGAATCTTTGTGTACTTCATTCGTGTGTCACTCCTTCATTTTTAGTCTGTGGTTAGGAACTCAGCCGTGACGTTGATGTAACGGCGTTTGATGCTCCTATCGTCTTCGTCGACGACTGCTTGGCTCCACGGCGCACCGCGCTTGAGCCAGATTGCTCCGTCGTCGCATGTGATGACGCACCCGCCACGACCGATTGCATCGGATAGCTTGCGGGCAAGTGCGTTGATGCTCGCCTCTGAATCAGTACGCTCATAGATGTTCACCGTGAGCGCCTGTGGCTCATCGCCAAACGAGGCTTCGCTGAATGTGTACGTCATATACGGCATAGCCGCATCGTCAGGAACGGCGGTTGACGGGTAAGCAGTCAGCACGCCGTTGAAAAAGTCATGAATCGCTTTCGCCTTGGTTGTAGCCATTACGTCTCTTCCCACTCGGTCGCTTTGACCTGCTTGAAGGAGAACGTCGCGCAGTCAGGCGATTGTGTGTCTGCTTGGTCGCTCACGACGCGGAACACCTTGCCGTCTGAAATGCGCTTGAAAACGCTGTGATAAGGAAGGTCTACGTCTTTTCCCACGGTTGCCGTGTACGTGCAGGAAACCTGCTCGCTCTCAGCGATTACGCTGTCCGTATCGCTATCCTTCACGATTGCCGGGGAAAACGTCTTGCCGTCAGCCCACGCGGTTGTCGCGCCGCCCTCTCCGTCCGGCGTGCTTGTCTTGACCCGCATCACACACGGTGAGCGGAACGCATCAATCAGGCTCATATCTTCCTCCACTCGTTCAGACGCGAGCGGAACGCCTTTTTCCACGACAGCGGAGCGCCGTCAGAGTCGGTGTTGCGCGTGTAGCTGTAGCCGCCGAAGCTCTCAGACTTGTACGGAGAGGGTTTAGCCACGGCGGTGTTCTCGTAGTCCTCAATCTCTGCCACCAGCTTCGAAAGAGCGAGCGGCACACGCAGCGCCCATATCGTTCCAGTAAACGTCTCATCGGTGAGCGTTTCGGCAGCGTATGCGTACACCCCATCGTTGAAGACGGAGCCACAGATACGGAAGTATTGACCGTCCTGCAAGAAGTCGGACAAGTCGATGCTACCGTTCGTGATGGTGAACGTACCCTCGTGGATACCGTCGGGAGCGACAAACCAGTTATGAAGGTGTGACAGCACCGATTCCATCATGTGCATGCGCTTGTCCTCCTTCCGTTACTACTCAGCGGCCTCGTCAGTCGTCGCAGTCTCCTCGGCGGTGTCGTCCGTCTTAGCCGTAGACTTCTTGGTGGTCTTCTTGGCGGCAACAACCGTGAAACGCTCATCCTTGAGCATCATTGCCTCGACGTCAGCACTCTGCGGAGCGTAAATCGTGCCAGCTGCGTTCTTGAACTTCTTCATCGTTCAAAACCTCCTTATATAAAGAAAGCCACCCGTCAGGATGGCTTTGTGTACATGAAACAAGTGGAGCAAGGGCGGGTATGCACCCGCCCTCGCAAGCGTTCAGGCTTAACCCTAAGCAGTCTTGTAGACGAAGATGAGGTCTTCGGTAACGGCCTTGGTGCCGTAGTCGTAGAACATGCCGAAGGAGTAAGCGTTGGACAGCTGAATCTTCTCAGCCGGCGCAATCGTCGGGAGAACAGGCTGCGCAACGGAGCCGTAGGCCATAGCGATGGCCTTGACGTCCTTGGGCAGGTACGTGGAGCTGAAGATACGCACGCCGTGATAGGTGTTGATAGCCTCGCCCTCTGTGTTGTGAGTCGTAGCATCGAGATACGTACGCAGCTGGCCGTAGAATGCAGGGTTGCACACAAGCGCAATCATGTTGCGCTCAACGCCGTCGACGAAGTCGTTGCTCACGGTCTCAACGGACTGAATAAGCTCCTCAGCGATAGCCTC